TATTGCGTTGATAGTGGCAGTGGGTTTCCTGCTGCTCGATGTGTTTGTGTGGAGGCCATGAGCCTAACAATATTAGGGGGTACGAAATGAGTAGAGAAGATTGGATCATATTACGGCTGTTGATGACAACATCAAAGGCCAACCTGCACAGCGACTTGGACGTAGCGAGGTCCGTCATGCACTTGATCAAGAGGTACGGACGGGATGTGGTGAACAGCTGCATCGACCAACTGCACAAGGAGAGAAGCAAATGAAACGCACATCATGGGGGGACAACCCCTCACTCTTGTGCCAAGACTGTTCAAGGCCACTGTTCCGGTGGTTCTTGAGCCGCATTGATTGGAAACGGATTCTTAAAGGAGCTAACGCATGAGCACAGCAGCATATAACCGCATCGAGTCCCTGCATGGGTACGAGCATGCACTCAGGTATCTAAACGCCACCGCCCCGATCAAGGCGAAGAGGCCCATCGTCAGGCCATTGGCCGCTCGCAGAGATGCGAATAGGTTCAGCATCAGGATGGTGGGCGATACCGACTCGCTCCCAGAAGGCTCGCACTACAGGCAGATGCCGGGCTCGCAGTACGGTGACATTGAGTGCTTGCTGTTCGACAGGCCTGTGGTGGTGTTCCACCGGCCAAAGAATGGGGACGACCCGAACACGGCACGCATAAGCGTGGCGCACATGAGCACATGGCTATCGATAAGCCATTGCTACTTTATCCACAATGTGCTGTACAAGTATTTCGCTAGTGTGCAGAGGGCGCACAAGAGCGTGGCCAAGTTGGTCAGGCGTACGTATGTAGATAGGGAACCACTTGCGCCCATTGTGTTCCCGTGCCCGACTAAGAATGGCGAGGTCACTACGCTTGAGATGATCGTGGACAAGAACGAAAGCAAGGTGCTGTGGGTCAAGGGCGCACCCGTGGAGGGGCTAAGGCTCAACCGCACGGCGGCTAATATTGTTAGGGCAAAGTACGGCGACTTCTATAGGTACGCCAAAGGGATGATCGCACTGCGCAGGCAGAAGGCTGACCACGACGAGGGATACCACGTTCGGTTCGAGCCATCAGAGTTTGGGCTAGCAGGTATGCAGCTGGACAACAGAGGCATATACCTACTTGGGTATAGGAACCCAGTCGATAAGCCCGCAAAGGATGATGTCATGCGCCATTACGGCATGACCAAAGACCAACACCGTATGTATGAAGATATCAAGGTGTACCCGGACTGGGAGAGTTCAGCCAAGCAGTACATCGAGCGTATCTCTGCATCTGTTACGGACCCTGATCAGACCGAGAAGTTTGCAGTTGCGTTTACTCTGTTAGCTGCATATGCAAGGCTTGTTTCAACCAGCCCGTATGGCCGAGGCATCAGGTCAGATCGACCGACGATCATGACACCGAAGGACTTGACCACGACGCTCGACGAGATCGTATTCAAGTACCACAGCAGTGAGGTGGTCGAGGCCTACCTCATGCCCGAAGGCTACGCGCCCAACCCCAAGTACAAAACTTGGGTGGACAGGTGAGGTACTCCAGATCGCCATCTGCAAAGGGCTTGACATTACCACTAATGTGTGGTACAATAAGATAGTGGGAAAGCGAACGCAGAGTTGCACCCACTCAACCGCGCCTAATATTGTTAGGCATTATGTAACACGAATGGAGCTAGCATGAAAACTGAAATCACCTTTGGCAAAACCGTCTCGCTGTACGAAGCCGAGGCACTCATTACCAGCGTCACCACAAATCGGTTCCACTTGATGGGCGAGCCGGGCATTGGCAAGTCGTCGATGTTGGAGCGTATCGCAGGCAAGCTAGGTATGGACTATGCCTACATTGATGTGCCTAACATGGACCTAGGCGACATCGCTATGCCTGTGGTGGACCACGCCACAAAGACAACCAAGTATTACCCGAATGCTAGGTTCAAGCTAGAGACGGGCAAGCCCGTCATCATCATGCTCGACGAGTTCAGCAAGGGTGCCGAGCCGGTCAAGAACATGTTGCATCCTCTGTTTGAGGTGGTCAACCCACGCTTGGGTGACAAAGCTGCGCCCGATGGGTCGATCATCTTCAGCACGGGCAATCTTTCCTCTGATGGTGTAGGCGATGGGATGAAAGCCCATACCAAAGCACGCCTAACAAAATTAGTCGTGCGTAAACCCAACGCCAAAGAGTGGTTGAATTGGGCTGTGCCCAAGGGCATCGACCCTACCGTGTGTGCGTTCGTAGATAGGTACGAGCATGTGCTGGCGAGCTACCTCGATGGTGGTCAGCATGATAACCCGTACATCTTCAACCCTCGCACGGTGCAGGATTCGTTTGTCTGCCCTCGCACGTTGGAGCTGGCCTCTAATATTGTTAGGCAGCGCGCGATGTTCAGCAGTGATGCACTTATCGCAGCACTGACAGGTGTGGTGGGCGAAGCAGCTGCGCGTGACTTGCAAGCGTTCGTATCCTACGCCGACCAGCTGCCGACCAAGGAGTCGATCATCAAAGACCCGAAGTCTGCGACTGTGCCTAACCAACCCGGTGCTTGTGCTGTGGTGGTGTACTCGCTCATCTCTGCTGCACAGAAGGACAACTTCTCGCAGTTCATGGAGTACATCAAGCGGTTCGATGCCGAGTGGCAAGCCACGTTTGCAATTCAGATTGCGAAGAACGTGAGCAAGCAGGCCATTGCGTTCGGCAACCGTGACTTCAGCAAGTGGGTCGCAGACAACCAAGACCTGCTGTGATTGAAATATACGTACACGTAGAGACTCGTCTAGATGATGGGTCTGTGGAGCAGCGCATCTATGACATGGACCCACGTACTAGAGAACCCTATTGGGGTGACAAGTACACGGTGATCAATGGCAACAGAGAAGAGGCGAATGCAATCGTCCGAATGATGAATGATCAATTCAACTTTGATCTAAACAGTTTTGTAGACAGCATCGAACCACTAATTTTGAAAGGGACTAATAATGTTAGCCAACAGTAAACTGACACCGCAACGCAAGCTGCAACGGGTCAAGGTCACACTACTGCGCAACCCCAAGGTCGCGCTCATGTCTGGCATCCTGATGCTGGGTAAGACCTATGTGGATAGCAAGACACCCACAGCACGGACCAACGGACGTGACGAGTGGTACGGTGAGTCGTTCGTCACCGAACTGAACGAGAAGCAACTCGCGTTCGTGATCATGCACGAGGCTTGCCACAAAATGTATCGGCATCTCACTGTATGGCGCAAGCTGTACGACGAGAACCCGAGGCTGGCTAACATGGCCTGCGACTACGTGATTAACCTCATGCTCAAGGACTTGGACCCGAGCGAGTCATTCATGGCTATGCCCAAGGAGCCGAGCGGCAAGGTCATGGGTCTGGTCGATGAACGATTCAGAGGTATGAATGCCAAGCAGGTCTACGACATACTCAAGCAAGAGCGTGGCGACGGTGGCTCCGGCGGTGAGAACGGTGAGGGTGATGGGTTCGACGACCACGATTGGGACGGAGCCGAGGGGCTCACGCAAGAGCAGAAGGAAGAGCTTGCCCGTGAGATTGACCAAGGCATACGGCAAGGCATCATTGCGCATCGCAAAGTAAACGGCGCTGGCGGTGGTGACTTGGAGCGTGAGATGGGTGAGCTTGTCGCACCGAGAGTCGATTGGCGTGAGCAGTTACGTGAATTCGTTAAGGCGATATGTGCTGGTAAGGACAACTCAAGCTGGCGCAAACCTAACCGCCGTTACATCGGCTCTGATATCTACATGCCAACGCTGGTGTCGGAGAAGCTGCACCATATCGTGCCTGCCATTGATACGTCAGGCTCGGTGGGTGGTGAGGAGCTGAATGCATTTCTGTCCGAGCTTGCTGGTATCTGCGAGCAGGTTAATCCTGAGCGCGTGGACTTGCTGTACTGGGACGGAGAGGTTGCTGCGCATGAGACGTACGAGAGTTCGACGGTGGCTAACATTATTAGCTCGACTCGACCCAAGGGTGGTGGCGGTACATCGCCATCGTGTATCACTGCGCACCTCAAGGCCAAGGGCATCAAGCCTGACTGTGCTGTTGTGCTGACTGACGGATACGTTGGTAGCGATTGGGGTGGGGAGTGGCCCTGCCCTGTGCTGTGGTGCATCGTCGGTGGCAACCAAGTCGTTGCTCCGATTGGCAAGACTATTCACATCGACTAAGGAGAACCATCATGGGTAAAGCTATCGTTCGTGTCGGCTACATCGACTACGTAATGGATGTAAAAGATGCCGTAGCTGTGGGTGAGATGTTTGCTAAAGCTGAGAAGTACGAGCACAAGTACCACACAGGCAATCAGACAACCAGCCACCATGTCTTTGACAACACTGATCAAGAGCTGATGACCGTGCGTCTGATCTCTGATGATTTCTATCGGATGGCTAAGCTGGCCAATAGACCCACAGCGCCCTAATATTGTTAGGCGCATTAACTTAACCACAACTCAACTGTAAGGAGCTAATCATGTCCATTTCCTCAGCTGCTGTGCTTGCATCGCTGAACATCAGCGTCTGGCCTGCGAGTAAGTTAGACCGTGATGTGACCGACCAAGTCACAGCCAACGCTAATGCCAACGCCAACGCTGGCAAGTTCATGAAAGATTTGTTTGCTGGTACTTCACTACGCAAAGACATAGAGAAGTACGCGGCACATTGCCGAGTCCGTCACCTCAAGTTCACCCTGCCGTGGGCTGACAAGGGTGACAGGCTGCTGCCCACCTCGATGTTTATGGACTACAAGAAGTTCATCAACGAGGCCGAGTTCAAGTTCGACCAACTGTGCAACAACTTTTTCACGGCGTACCCGACGCTGCTTGCCGATGCTCCAGTAAATCTAGGCAAGATGTACAAGGCGGAAGAGTACCCCGATCTTGATGAGGTCAAGCGTAGGTTCGGATTCCGCTACGTGTTCACCCCACTGCCCGAGGCCGGTGATTTCCGATTGGATGTGAGCAACGCAGAGATGGAGGAACTCAAGCAGAAGTATGCGAGCGACTACGACCTGCGCTTGGCCGACGCTATGCGTGAGCCGTGGAACCGACTGCACAAGCTGCTCGCTGACATGAGTGCCAAGCTGGCCGACGATGACAACGACAAGGATGGCAAGAGCAACAAGCGTTATCACGAGACACTTGTGACCAACGCTACCGACCTGTGCTCACTGCTGACCAAGCTCAACGTCACCAACGACCCGAAGCTGGAGGAGGCACGTAGGCAGCTTGAGGTAACTATGTTAGGCGCAGATATAGAGGCCATCAAAGAGTCTCCTGCTATTCGTGAAAGCATGAAGTCCAAGGTCGATTCCATCTTGGACAAGTTCAACTGGTAAACACAAGGAGCTAACAACATGTCAATCGCAAGCAATTACGACCCGAACATGAACCTAGTTGGTAGGATCAACGTGGTGTACAAACCCGGCTCGACCTACCCTACCCCCACGCAGACAAACAGGATGCTGTTCCTTACACTGCGCAACCTAGTGGCAACTAGACCACAGTGGAAGTTCAACATCGTCGATGTATCGACCTACAACGGCGAGAGGGTAGCGCGAGAGGTGGATATCTACCACAGCGATGGTGAGTCACCAGACGAGCTGATGGGTAACGTGAGTGTCATGTGGCACTGCAAAGAAGCGAAGCTGTTTATCACCAACGAGCGCATAGCCAAGGGGCGTTCGCGTGGTAGGCACTACAGAACAACGAACCCCGAGAAAGCGGAGCTTGTGATACGCAAGTACTTCTACCCTAGTAGCAGGGACGAGTTGCTTGGTAAAGCTGTGGATGAAGCGATTACTTTTGTGGCTGGCGAAGAAGGCAACAAGGCTAGCTACATGCACAGCGCGAGGAGAAGCGTGTTTGACAGTGGCAGCGGTGTTGAGTTCGTGTTCAAGCACATCGACATGTACCTACAAGAGTACTCGCACAAGCGGCCAGAGTACGAGAAGTTCTTGGAGAAAGATGCCGTGCATAAGGTAGTCGCATCCATAGACACTGCGGTCAAGCTCAAGCGTGCGTTCGTAGTCATGCTACGTGGTCGCAACTACGTGGTCAAAGACTTGGCGCTTGGGCATGGCGATGTGCAGATGCACACAGATGAGACACTGCCTTATCACCTACGCAAATGCATAGGCATGCTAAAGCTAGTGGAGAAGGGACAGATGGTCAGCGACATAGGTTGCAGAGTCGATGAGGTGGTCATGGTTGTAATGAAGGATCAAGGAGAGCAAGAATGAAAGTCAACATGCTCAAACATGTTCGTGAGTTGTTCGCTGTAGACTATGTACCAAAGCATACGCAGCGGCACAACCAACGGCAGTGGGTTAAAAACGTACGCAGGCTTGGTGACAAATGGCTACTAGCAAAACCCGTCCAAAGAAAAGACAGGAACCACTAGACGAGCCGCCGAAGGTCTGGCCTTTCCCAACGTGGAAGGGTCAGCCTTACAAGCCGCCACGGGTGCGCAAGCCGCGCCCTGAACCAAAGTCATATGACTTTGATGCACCATTCTGAATTGACTAATATTGTTAGGGTACTTAAAATGCACGACGAAAATCTTTTTGACTTGTACGCTGGCTTGGCTATGATGGGTTTAATCCATCATTTTGATTTCGGCACATTTCGAAACGACCCGCAGCGATTGGCGGGGTGGGCATTTGATGCAGCTGAGAAGATGATGGATGAACGTAAACGAAGAAAGGAGCAACCTGTGAATGGAAACACCTAAGAAGAAGGGGCGTGGCCCCGGTAAAAGACCAAGGCTTACATGCACCAGCATTAGGCTATCGGTGGAAGTTATGGAGTACTTTGATAAGCACTACCAAAACAAGAAGCAGGCGAAGATGAGAGAAGTCCTAGCCAAGTACGTGTCCGAGCAACTAAAGGAGAAGCAAGATGGGACGCACCCAAATGTCCAAGAGTGAGAAGATTCGCGCCTACCAGAAGGCCAACCCCAAAGCCAAGCCAGTCGAGATTGCTAAGGCACTAGGTGTGAACCTAGCGCTTGTGTATGTGGTACGCAAGAACGACAAGAAGAAGGCCAACGCTGCGCCCAAGGCTAATATTGTTAGGGCAGTCAAAGCCCCGGCAACGCCTGAGCCCGACTTGGTCAACCACCCGCCGCACTACACGATGGGCGGCATTGAGACGATTGACTTCATCGCAGCCAAGCTGACCAAGGATGAGTTCGTTGGATACCTCAAGGGCAACGTGCTCAAGTACGGCTCGCGCATTGGCAAGAAGGACGCGCCCAACGTGGACGCTGGCAAGCTAGCATGGTACGCAGCAAGGCTGCGCGACACCGTAGCTGCATAGGACAACCCCTCCCCCTGTTACCCCGCATGCTTCGCGCTGCGGGGATTTTTTTCGCCCTAACAATGTTAGGGTTTGTACCCGCATGCACCAGTTCCCAAGAGGGGTCTAGGGGCTTGACATTGTCAAGGAGAGGCGCTATATTGTTGGTTCATCGAAAGGAACCCAAGTGGCAGCAACCCCCGAAGCGAAGGTGAAAGCGAAGATCAAAGCGATCCTTGCCAAACACAACGCTTATTACACCATGCCCATTGGCGGCATGTACGGCAACAGCGGAACCCCTGACTTCCTGTGCTGTGTGCGCGGTAGGTTCGTGGCGGTAGAGGCAAAGGCTAAGAGAGGGCGGGCGACAGCCCTCCAAGAGAAACACTTGAGGGACATACGAGAGCGAGGCGGCATTGCCTTAATCGTCAACGAAGAAAACTTGAACGAGCTTGACACAACACTGGAGCAACTATCATGAGAGAAGCAGTAAAAATTGTCATCGACCGCATGCAGTCACACCCTGAAGATTTTGATCTCTACGGTAAATTCCGTTGGGTTGTTGAGGAATCGTATGGGATTCATGGTGACAACGTGCTGACAGACACAGAGATAGAAACGTTTAAGCAAGCACATAAAGAGCTTATGTATCGCAGGTTCCACGCCCGGGTGATGAAGTCACTGTTGGACGATGGGCCACAGGAGGAAGAGAGGCGGGCAAAGGGGTACCAGCTGGGGCTTGGCAGAGTAGTAGCGAGTCAAGGCTTCACCGGCACGTTGACGGGTGCATCTAACCCATACCCGATCCCCAAACGAGTTGTATGAACACAAGGAGAGCAAGATGAACATCGAGATAGGCGCAGGTATTCAAGCATTGGTTAGCCGCATGGCAACCAACCCGGAAGAGTTCTTTGATGAGGCTCCGAAGTGGCGCTTCATGTTTGCCGACCGCTTCCGCGACACCATGACCGAGTCGGAGAAGGGGGCCATCCACGCAGCCCTCAAGGAAGTTCGGCGCAAAGAGTTTGAGCACAAGGTGATGCGTACGCTGCTGGAAGGAGATTTGAAAGAGCAAGCCATGTCTGCTCTTACTGCGACGAGCCGAGGCCAGATAACCCACTCAAACATTGCCGCAAGCGGTACATTCACTAGTGGCTTCAATGTTATTGAACCCCGCAGCGTATTTTAAAAATGAAAATCCTCACCGTTGACTTTGAGACGTTCTACGATCAGGACTTTAGCCTGACGAAGATCACGACAGAAGAGTACGTGCGCAGTGATGAGTTTGAGGTCATAGGCGTATCAGTGCAAGTGGATGACGGAGAGCCTCAGTGGTTCTCCGGTACGTTTGAGCAGACCAAGGCGTTCCTCAATTCGTTTGACTTCCCCAGCAATCTTGCGCTGGCACACAACGCTATGTTCGATGCAGCGATCCTGCATTGGCACTACGGCATCAGCCCTCGGGGCTGGCTGGACACGCTGAGCATGGGCCGTGCTCTGCATGGCACGGAGGTGGGCGGCAGCTTAGGCGTACTAGCCAAGCACTACGACTTGGGAGTCAAGGGCGACGAGGTGGTCAACGCCAAGGGCAAGCGTAGGTTGGACTTCTCACCAGATGCGCTAGCCCGTTACGGTGAGTACTGCTGCAACGATGTGGCTTTGACGTTCGCGCTGTTCAGAGAGATGGCTGCTAGCTTCCCACAGTCCGAGCTTCGCTTGATTGATCTGACTTTGCGCATGTTCTGCGAACCTGTGCTTGAGTTGGACAAGTCGGTGCTACTGGATCATGTGCAAGCAGTAGGCGCGAAAAAAGAAGCACTGCTTGGCGCTGTGACTATGGTAGACAAAGATCAGCTTATGTCTAACCATAAGTTTGCTGCAACGCTCAAGATGTTTGGGGTAACACCGCCGACCAAGAAGAGCCCAACTACAGGCAAGGAGACGTATGCGTTCTCCAAAACTGACGAGGGGCTAAAAGCATTGCTGGAGCACGAAGATGATCGAGTGCAGGCCATAGTTGCAGCGAGGCTAGGCGTCAAGTCAACGCTAGAGGAGACGAGGACGCAGCGGTTTATGGACATTGCCAAACGAGGGAGCTTACCCATACCACTGCGCTACTACGCAGCGCACACGGGTCGTTGGGGCGGTGACGACAAAGTGAACATGCAGAACCTGCCGAGGGGCTCACAACTGAAGTACGCCATCATCCCACCAGCAGGCTACGTGCTGTGTGACTCAGACTCTTCGCAGATCGAAGCGCGAACCTTGGCATGGCTAGCCGAGCAGGACGATTTGGTCGATGCCTTTGAGCGTGGGCAGGATGTGTACAAGATCATGGCTTCAGCCATCTACAGCAAGCCCGAGAGCGATATCACGAAGGACGAGCGGTTCGTCGGCAAGACCACCATTCTTGGCAGTGGCTACGGCATGGGGGCTAAGAAGTTTCAGGAGCAGTTGAGGAACTTTAAGGTAGATATCGACAAGGACGAGGCACAGCGCATCATTGACACGTATCGAGATACGTATAAGAAGATACCGGAGCTGTGGAAGAAAGCGCAAGACGCCATCGACTGGATGCTTGCTAATCAGTCAGGCAAATTTGGCCGAGGCGGTCTGATCGAGGTGGAAGGCAAGAAGGGTATACGCCTACCCAACGGGCTGTATCTGAAGTACCCCAACCTGCGCAAACAGCAGGACGAAGACGGTGACTACGGCTATGTCTACGACACAAAAAAGGGTAAGAGCGTAACCACTACGCGCATCTACGGCGGCAAGCTCATAGAGAACATCTGCCAAGCCCTAGCCCGTATCATCATCGGGGAGCAGATGCTGATGATCGCCAAAAAGTACCGTGTAGTAATGACGGTGCATGATGCGATTGCTTGCATCATCCCAAAGGACGAAGCCGAACAAGGCCAAGAGTACGTTGAACTGTGCATGCGGCTCAGACCCGCTTGGGCATCTGAGCTACCCCTTAACTGTGAAGCTGGATATGGAGAAAGCTATGGAGCCTGCTGAGTTGATTGATTACGCCCATCCTTGCATGATGGCAGAGAACGCTTTGAAAGAGGCGCACATCCACATGCTGAACCGAGAGTATGACGAAGCCATCGAACAAGCGTTCAAGGCAATCGTTGAAACGAAGCTGATGATCAACTCCATCAAGCACATGCAAGGACAAGATACATGACCCGCGACGACATAATCCGCATGGCGCGGGAGGCGGGTCTGCGCAGTGCTGTAATTCTGCATTTGTACGGCGGCAAGGAAGGTGCTTTGTGCGACTCCGAAATCGAGGAACTTGCGCAGATTGAACGCCTCTTCCACATGGCCCAAGCAGCCGAGCGCAACAAGGTGGCTCAGTGGATGATTGCCAAAGGCTACGCCACCGGCCACGGGGACACGGTTGAAGACCTGCTCAAAGAGTTGGAGTGGCAAGTGCGTGAGTCTGAGCGCGAGGCGTGTGCGAAGGTGTGTGAGGACAAATACACTTTGTTGGCTTGGCCGACATACGCCGTCGCCATCCGAGCAAGGGGGCAGGCATGAAACGCGATCTGTATGACTTCATCACACCACCAGATACACCCAAGGAAGCACACACAACCATGTACTACTTCCCGCACCAACAAAAGAGTGGTCTGGGCCTTCAGCCAACTGGGCCTGCGTTCAGAGAACTTCCATGCATGGTGGTTCACTACGACAAAGCAGGCAACCTGCTGTTTACACGGTTCATCTTTAAAGATGGCACATGGAGGGATGAGAAATGAAAGAAGACATCATCCGCATGGCGCGGGAAGTTAGCGGGTCGATGCTACATAGTGGAGAGTTTGCGCTTTTTGGAAACCACCAGATCGAGCGTTTTGCCGCCCTTGTCGCTGCACGTTGCGCAGAGATTGCCTACGAAGCCGAGCCGTGGCATTCTGCTGATCTGATCCGCGAAGCATTTGGGGTGGAGAAATGAACGACATCCATTCCTGCCACTTTGGGTGTCAACGTCCTGCCTGTGTGCTGGCTCAGCGGGATCAGCTGTGGGCACTTGTCCGACCCATCTACGATGCTATGTGTAAGCTCGACCCCAAACACCGATGGACGTTCGACTACACGATACAACGCGCCGCAGAGGAACTCAATAAACTCGCGGTAGCAGCAGCGACATGTCCACCGTGCAACAACAACTGCAACCAAGGTCGGGACTGCCCCGCGATTAAATGAAATGCCCACTGTGCGGAGCCCCAAGTGATGTCAAACAAACCAAATCAATCGACGGTGCCCCCATCAGACGCCGCATCTGTTTCAACGAGCACAGCTTCAACACCAAAGAGGTTGCGATCACAACGCCGAAACCAAAGCGCTTGACAAAGACAAGCCAGCGAGCGATCATCTGATGCACGTACTAAGGAGTATTGCATGAGTCTTGTTTGGTCATTCAGCAGCTTGAAAACGTTTCAACAGTGCCCCAAAAAATACTATCACTTGAAAGAAGCTAAGGACGTTGTAGACACCCCGCACGAGGCTGCTATGTATGGCAGTCTGGTTCACAAGGCAGCAGAAGATCATGTGCGAGATGGCAAGCCCATCCCGAAGAAGTACTCGTACATGGAGCCGATTGTGGATGCGCTCAAAGACATACCGGGGGACAAGCACTGCGAGCTAGAGCTAGGGATCACAGAGTCACTACAACCCTGCGCATTCCGCGCACCTGACGTATGGTGGCACGGGATCATTGACCTGCTGATTGTTGACGAGGAGAAGAAGACAGCGCACATGGTGGACTACAAGACGGGCAAGAGCGCCCGTTACGCCGACACTAAGCAGTTGGACTACATGGCAGTGGCTGTGTTTGCTCACTTCCCTGCTATCACGAAGATCAAGTCCGCGCTTCTGTTCGTTGTCAGCAATGAGTTTGTAAGAAAGCAGCACGAGATAGAGAACAAGGACCAGTACATCAAGTCGGCTTTGGTGGACATAGACCGACTCAAGCAAGCCAAACAGAACGGCGTGTGGAACCCAATTCAAGGACCACTCTGCAAGTTCTGCCCGGTAAAACAATGTGAGCACAACAGGAGCTAACCATGTACACACGCCCAATCTATGAGACCGAAGCCGACCGAGCCAGAGAAAGGCTGGTGCAACAGCACTTGGTCAGTAAGATAGATTGCTCATTCACTGAAGCGCCCCCGCAGGACAACGTTGATGGCTATCTCGTCAACCACGATGGCACACTCGGCGCTGTAGTAGAGATCAAGATCAGGTCCAACCGGAGCACTACGTACGATACCTACATGCTCAGTGCGTACAAGTGGCGTAACGGGTTGCACAGGGCCAAGATGTTGGGAGTACCATTCTTCCTAGTAGTGAAGTTTGTAGACGGCATCTTCATGACTGTTGTCGAAGACGACTATGAGATCAGAAGCGGTGGCAGATATGACCGCAACGATTTGATGGACGTAGAGAACTGTGTGTACATCCCCATGAACAAATTCAGACCTGTATAGGAGTCATCATGCCATACGTGAATAAACCCCGCCCGTACAAGAAAGAGTACCAGCAACAGCTGGCGCGTAACGAAGGCCGGTCCCGTCTTGAGCGCCAACGTGCGCGAGAGCAATTCGATCAGAAGAACGCCGACAGTGACGGAGACGGCACTGCCGACTCCAGAGAAGGCAAAGACCTTGCGCACGTCAAGGCACTAAGCCGAGGCGGTTCCAACAAGCACGGCGTAAAAGTCGAGTCTGCTTCTGGCAATCGGTCGTTCAAGCGTAACTCTAATCATCAGTTGGTATCCGAGCGCAGCAAGCGAGAGCGTAAAAAATGAATTTGTCAGAGTATGACTGGCCGTGCCCCACCGGCATCACACCATTTGCACATCAGAAAGAAACAGCAGCGTTCCTAGCGGCAAAGCCCAAAGCCTTCTGCTTCAACGAGCAAGGCACAGGCAAGACTGCTTCGGTCATTTGGGCAACCGACTACCTGATGAAGCTCAAGCTGCTCAAGCGAGTGCTCGTCATATGCCCTCTGTCCATCATGTCCTCGGCGTGGCAGCAAGACCTGTTTAAGTTCGCAGTTCACCGCAGGGTTGCTGTAGCGTATGGCAGCGCGAACAAGCGCAAAGAGATCATCAGCGGTGATGCCGAGTACGTCATCATCAACTTCGATGGCGTGCAGATATGCAAAGCAGAGATCATCGCCGGAGGCTTTGATCTGATTGTGGTTGACGAAGCATCAGCATACAAGAATGCACAGACCGAACGGTGGAAGACACTGCGAGATGTGATGAGTCATGTGAAAGGGCTGTGGATGCTCACGGGCACACCCGCTGCTCAGTCACCCACCGATGCGTATGGTTTGGCCAAGCTGATCAACCCCCAAGCTGTGCCGACATTCTTCGGGCAGTTCAAAGACA